CGCCGTGCCCGCCCGGGCGGGGTCGCCGCCGCGTATATAAAACCCATGGGTCCCCTTAGTCTACAAAGTGTTACGATCGACCTCTAAATTCTTCAAGCACATATATAAAATCAAGGAACGAAAACATGAAAATGCAAAAAAATCCGGAGGAAAATTTTACGACCGTAGAAGTCGATACCGTGACTGGGGAGTATTATATAAAGTTGCCCGAGTGGGTACTGAATGATTTTGGATGGTACGAGGGCACCCAAGTAAACATGGAGATCGAGGGAGACTGTATTGTGATAACCGAGGTCCGTAAGGACTGAACGTAGTGAAATCAAGGGAGATTGACGTTACATAGATAATACTGTATGATACTGAAGTAATTACACTCTATTATGGCTAAAGGATTTACCGTAAAAGCAAAACCACCCACACCGTCTCAAAGTGCCCCAGAGTGGGACTATGAGAAAGCAAAGGAGATGATCAAAGGAAAGGCAATCGTCTTCTGTCTACCTGGAAGGGGTGTCTCATATACATATCTGAAAAATTTTGTACAATTGTGTTTTGATCTTGTACAAGCAGGAGCAAGCATTCAGATCTCGCAAGACTATTCATCGATGGTAAACTTTGCAAGATGCAAATGTTTAGGAGCGAATGTACTGCGAGGACCCGACCAAATTCCCTGGGATGGAAAGTTGAATTATGACTATCAATTGTGGATTGATAGTGATATTATTTTCAATACTGAGAAATTCTTGCAACTGGTTCTAATGGATCAGGACATTGCAAGTGGATGGTACATGACTGAGGACGGTCGTACTACATCTGTTGCACACTGGATGGAGGAGGATGACTTCCGCAATAATGGTGGAGTCATGAATCATGAAACTGGTGAAACCATGTCAAAGCGTAAGGAGCCATTTACTGTTGATTATGCAGGATTTGGATGGTTACTGATCAAGCACGGAGTCTTTGAACATGAGGATATGAAGTATCCTTGGTTTGCACCGAAGATGCAAGTCTTTGAATCTGGAGAGGTTCAGGATATGTGCGGAGAGGATGTAAGTTTCTGTCTGGATGCAAAGGAAGCAGGCTTTGAGATTTGGTGTGACCCTCGTATCAGAGTTGGTCACGAGAAGACAAGAGTGATTTGATACGATGACAGAAAAGTATACAATTCTCCGAAACAACAAAGTCTTATATAAGAACTTGACGGAGGAGGAGTACTTTGATATGATGGAGGACCTGTCGGTAGAGTTTTATCAGACAGGTCATCCAAGTCCACAAGAACTTGAAACTAAGATTACTAAGGAGTATTAATTATGGCTATGCGTAAGGGTGGCGGTTATGTTGAAGGCGCACCGAAGAAAACTCGTCAAGGCAGGGGTGCTCATACCAAGTATGCCGCGTCTTCTCGCAATAAAGCACGAAAGCGTTATCGTGGTCAAGGTAAATAAGACAGTTACTAAAGTCTTATGAGTTGTCTCATCACCAATCTACCATCTGTTGAGGTATGGGTTCGTAAAGAATATCTTACAGACCATCAAAGTGGGCACGGTGAATTTGTTAAGGGCGTCTGGGTTTCGGCAAAGTCGATTCCTGGACGCGCTTTTTATTTTGAGACATATTTACCAGAATATGCGGCAATGTATGATAAATTGCCTATCAGTGCCTTTTTATCTCGTCCAGAACTACCTGACCCTGATATGAACCTACCAAATCTACAGTTTTGGAACTGTATGGACTATGGTGTAGTCAGTATTGACAAGAAATTCATTGGTAGTATGGACTTTGAGTGTTATACACGCGACTTTGGAATCCAAAAAGGTACTTATGTTTGTACCATCGACAATTATCACCGTGATCCAGATATGGTTGACTGGGCAACGAGTGAAAATCCTGCCGAACATAAGTCACATAACCTGATTAAACTGAACAATGGACAATTTGCACTGTATCCAAACAATCGATTACGTATTTTTGATAATAGTCTGACACCTGCCGAACCAAAAATGCCAGATTTTAAGGTTTCCACCCAATATTATCAGGTAGAGTGTGGTTATGATCGTCTAGGAATGGGAAATGAAGATGAATATCACTGGAAGACTGCTCAAGAGCGTGAAATAAATACTGATAAGGGATAGCAACCCCTCTAAAAGTTCTGATTTTAACGAATCAGGAGCTAAAAATGTCAAATTATCACCAGGTTGATAAGGGAGAATTATTCATAGAGCAAGGAATGACCCTTATTACAGAAGTAGAAAGTGAGAAATACCTTAGAAAAGCATCAAAACAAAGAAAAATTACTCAAAATGAGGAACTCTACCCAATTCCAGACGATCGTTTAGAGCGTCCTTGTGGTGGTTCTCATGGTTTTGATGATTTTGTTGAAAGGTGGCATGAGTAAATATAAATAAAATCAAGAAAACTCTAGTCTAATGGCAGAACAAAGGATATCCAGATCATTTAAAGACATCAGTTTATCCTTTGTTCCTCATCCTGTGACAAAGGATCTTCAAATAATAAAAAATGAGAATGCGATTCGTAGATCCGTAAGAAATATTGTTGAAACGATCCCCACAGAAAGATTTTTTAATTCATCATTTGGATCTGATGTTAGGGGAAGTTTATTTGATTTCGTTGACTTTGGTACGGCATCTGTTATTCAAAGACAAATTTCTATCGCAATAGAAAATTTTGAACCAAGAGTTGATAATGTTAACGTTGATGTCAATCCTCAACCAGATCAAAATTCTTTTGAGGTAACGATCTTTTTTGATATTATAGGTCAAGAGTTTCCGACACAAGAATATACATTCCTCTTAGAGGCAACAAGATAAAAAATGCCTTTTACTAAATTTACCAATCTAGATTTTGAGCAGATAAAAACATCAATCAAAGACTATCTTCGTGCTAATTCCACGTTTAGTGACTTTGATTTTGAAGGATCTAATCTGTCAATTTTAATCGATGTATTAGCATACAACACTTATATTACTGCATTCAACAGTAATATGGTTGTAAATGAGTCATTTTTAGATTCTGCAACTCTTCGTGAGAATGTCGTATCCCTTGCAAAAAATATTGGATATGTTCCAAGGTCTAGAACAGCAGCAAAGGCAACTGTATCCTTCTCTATAACGACTTCGGAAAATGTTCCTACTCTTACCCTCAAAAGAGGTTTAGTGTGTGTTGGAGAGGCAAGCGGGACAACATACACATTCTCAATTCCAGAAGATATCACGGCAAATGTAGTAGATGGTTCAGCGCAATTTAATGAGATAGAGATATATCAAGGAACATATTTAACAAAATCTTTTACATACGATGGTTCATTAGAGCAAAGATTTGTTCTCAATAACTCATATGTTGACACATCTACACTAAAAGTATATGTTAAAAAAACATCAGAAAATGGACTTGGTATTGAGTATAATATAGTAGATAATATTTTAAATGTAGATTCAAAATCAAGAATTTATTTGATACAAGAAATTCAAGATGAAAAATATGAAATTATTTTTGGTGATGGCATAATCGGCAAAAAACTTGGTGATGAAGTTACTTCCGATGGTACAATCATAACTGCCAACTATATTGTAACAGATGGAAGAGACGGTAATGGTCCCAGTGTATTCTCATTTGCAGGAAGTATTGTAAAAGTAGTTGATGATGTTGAGACCGTAATTGATCCAGGCAATGTTACTATAACCACAATCAATCCAGCAATTAATGGTTCGGAAATAGAATCAGTTAATTCTATTAAGTACTATGCTCCAAGAGTTTATTCTTCTCAGAATAGAGCAGTTACTTCAAGAGATTATGAGGCAATAATTAAACAAATTTATCCAAATACAGAATCTGTTGCCGTTGTTGGTGGTGAAGAATTAGATCCTCCAGAATTTGGAAATGTTCTTTTGAGCATTAAACCCAAAAATGGGACATATGTGTCGGATTTTGATAAATCTAGAATTCTTAGTGATTTAAAGCAATATACTATATCTGGTATTAATCAAAGAATTGTTGACCTTAAGATACTATATGTAGAAATAGATTCTGCGGTTTATTATAATAATTCTCAAATATCTTTAGAAAGTTCTCTGAAAACAAGAGTTACAGATACCCTCACAAAATACTCAGAATCAATAGACCTTAATAAGTTTGGTGGTAGATTTAAATATAGTAAAGTTCTTCAAACAATTGACAATACGGACAATGCAATAACATCAAATATTACAACGGTGAGAATGAGAAGAGATTTAAGATCTTCGATTAATCAACTTGTACAATATGAACTTTGTTTTGGAAACAGATTCCATGTAAATCCAGAAGGTCGTAATATTTCTTCTACAGGTTTTACCATATTCGGAGAAACTTCTACGGTATATCTGACAGATACACCTACAATTTTATTAAACAACACTGCAGTAACCACTGCTACTGGTGCCAGTGATCTTTTCCTCAGAAGACCACAATCTATTCGCGCTACAGAGGGAGTAATTTCTATATTTAAGATTGATTCTGATGGAAATAGGCAGATTGTTGTAAAAGATGCCGGAACTGTTAATTATCAAACTGGAGAGATGGTTTTGGGTCCAATAAACGTTACATCTACGGTAAAGGCGAATGATATAATTGAAGTAGATGCTGTTCCACTATCAAATGATGTTATTGGCCTAAAAGACTTATATTTGGTATTTGATATTTCAAAAAGTCAAATAAATATGAGAAGAGATGTAATTGCTTCTGGTGATGAAATAACAGGAAATGTGTTTGCTAGAGATTATTATACACCAAGTTATCCAACTCCAAAACTAATAAGAAACTAATATGATACAGACTGGATTTGAATCTAGAGTTAAGGTTCAGCAAATTATTGAGAACCAACTTCCAAGTTTTATATTGGATGAAAATCCAAATGCGGTAGAATTTTTAAAGCAATATTACATATCTCAAGAATATCAAGGTGGACCAATTGATATTGCTGAAAATTTAGACCAATATTTGGAGTTAGATAAACTCATACCAGAAGTAATAGTAGATAACTCTACTCTATCTACAGATATTAGTGCGTCTGACGATACCATTGAAGTATCGAGTACAAAAGGATTCCCAAGTAAGTATGGTCTATTTAAAATTGACGATGAAGTAATTACGTATACTGGAATTAGTGGAAATACTTTTACTGGTTGTATTCGTGGATTTAGTGGAATTACTGGATATCATCAAGATTTAGATCAAGAAGAATTGGTTTTTTCCGAAACTACATCAGATTCTCATACTTCTGGTTCAACAATAGAAAATTTAAGTTCTTTATTTTTGAAAGAATTTTATGAAAAGATAAAATATACTCTTACTCCCGAATTACAAAAGGTTGATTTTACTCCTAGTTTAAAAGTTAGTAATTTTTTAAAAGAAACAAAATCTTTTTATACTGCCAAAGGAACAGATGAATCTTTTAGAATTTTATTTGCTGTTCTTTACAATGAAAAACCAACTGTTTTAAATTTAGAACAATACTTAATTAAACCATCATCATCCGAATATTTAAGAAGAGAAGTTGTAATTGCTGAGGTTATTTCTTTAAATTTTGATGAAAGTGATTTTGATGCATCAAAATTATCTGGAAGGACTATTAAAAAAACTAATGATAGTTCTACTAGTGCCTCTATATCATCAATAGAACCTTTTAGAAGAGGATCTAAAACATACTACAAACTTTTTCTCTTTGTTGGATATAATGAATTTTCCGCAATTGAAGGAAATTTTGAAATAACTCCAAGCACAAAATCAACTTTAACGGCTTCTGTTGGATCTAATGTATTGACAGTAGATTCTACTATAGGATTTGAAGATAGTGGAACTTTAATATCTGGAAGCAATACAATACTGTATACAGGTAAGAGTATTAATCAATTTTTGGGTTGTTCTGGGATTAGTAACGAAATATCCAAAAATAGTTTAATTACATCTGATAAGACTTATTATGTTTATCAAGACAATGATATCTCTAAAAAAGTAGAGTTAAGATTCCTTGGAGTAATTTCAGATTTTATAAAAGAATCTGAAAATATCAGAGTAGTTGAAGGAAGTAAAATATCCATTAAAAATCTTGGAGATGTAGTAAAAAATCCAATTGAAAATAAAACATATAAAGAAATTTTTGCAAATTCTTGGATCTACAATACTGCAGCAAAATATGAAGTAGATTCAATAGAATCAAATTATATTCTTAATAGTAATGTTGACAAATCAAGTTTGAAAGTTGGTGATAGGGTAGAATTATTAGAAAGAAATGGTGAAGAAAGTTTTGTGGCAGAAACTGGAAGTGTTCCTGCTTATATCGACAATATTATAACAGAAAATACGGTAAAACTTGAAGGTTCTTTTGATACTGATCCTTCTATAAAGTATGATCT